TGAATTTGGTAATGATATCCTGGCGCTTTAAACCGATATGCTGGTCTGCTGAAATCTTGGCCTTCACCATGAAAACCAAGAGCATTTAAAAGTTCCGGTGTAAGTTTTGTCATGTTATTTTTATTTTTTCAATTTCAATTCGCAAATCCTCAATAGTTTTCGCAAGCAGTTTCATTTGTGGATGTTCCGGAGAGTAATACAATGCGAGAAATTTGGCTTCATTAAAATGCATCCAATAGGATTGATTTAATATTTGAAGTTGAATTTCTTTCATTTGTCCATAAATGGTTTACTTATTTCCCAAGCTCGATCAATATGATAATGTGCTTGTTGAACACCAAAAGAAGCATCAATTAAATTATCGCCCAACTTCGTCCTCCCCGCATCAAAATCTTTGTTACCATCTTTCCACAATTTATCCTCTAAATGATGAAACAATTCAGCTAGTGCTTCATAGTGCAAATCACCGATCATTTCACCCAATATTTTCATATCAGTTATTCCGGCAATTTCCCTTTTATGTTTTGAACAATCACTCATATAATTTGCGTTGGCAATGTGATAAAAGGATGATTGCAATCAATGAGGCGATCTACTTCCAAAAGAGTTTTGCATTGATATCCACGATAAAAATAGCCATGCCCAGGAAAGACAATGATTGTATGACTTCTATAAACATAATAAAACATAGTCAATAATTTTTTTATCCATGCTCCATATCACACGTAGGATCATACTCGAACACTTCAAATATAGGTACGTCGATCAGTGTTCTTGTTGTTTCAAGTTGATGAAAAGTTGCATTGCTTTCCATTTCAAAAAAATTATCTATATCCATATCATCTGAATCATCATTTTTGTCTCCCTCTACATAAATTTTTATTTCACCGGCAAAAGAGAACTTTGTCATTTCAAAAGTTCCCATGACACCACAGAAATGCTTATATCTTTCGCAATAATCTTGTTTTTCATCCAGCCATTTTTGAGTTATGTCGTTGAAATGATCCCTTTGCAATTTGACAACACAATACGAATTAAATTCGTCACTGTCTTTATCTTTCGTAAAATACCTCTCTTTCAAATATACATGGGTTTTATCCACCCCTATCACCTCCGATGAAAAAGGTTCAACATGAAGTGTGATTTCGTCTAACTGTTCCTGTGTGAAAGTCATAAAAGTAAGTTTTATTGCCAACCAAGTGATTTACTTATTTCTGGATTGAAACCACCAAAATGTTTGAACAATCTATTTTCAAAAGCCTCACCCGTAGGTAAATCACTTCTAAAATAAATTTCAGTTCCTTTTGGCGCAAAACGCCAATATTTGCACATTGTATAGTGATCCATCTTTTCAATTTCTTGCAAAGCATTTTCAATTTGTTCAGGAGTAAATTCCATAACTCAAATTTTCATAAAGATACACAAAAAATTCAAAGTAAAAAGGCAAAGTTTTTTCCGAAGCAACTGATTTCACCTTAGTACTATCATAACTTATCTTTGTAATTCAATGAAAAATCAAAGTCACACTTGTGTATACTGTTCGCTTGAAATTAATTACACAGAAAAAGATCGTACTGAAATTGGGAAACATTATTTTAATCTTCATCGTGTTCCTTTGAAGAAACAATTCGGAAGTATATCTGGGTTTATCAAATCATACTTCTATAACAATGAAACTCCTTTATGTATTTGCGGCTGTGGCGAAGCAATGGAATATTTTATTCCAGGCAAAAACTGTTGGGCTACTTTAAAACATGGCCACTATGTCCGACTTCCCGGTTGCAACCCAACAAGAGACAACCCGGGAATTGCCGCTTTGATTGGTAAAAAAGTTGTCGCAACAAAAAACAAAAGAAAAGAGGAAGGAAAAATTTATACAAGTTGGTGTAAAGGCATGAAGAATTCTGGTGATCCAAGATTTGGAAAAAATAAAGGGAAAACACTGGAGGAAATTTGTGGGGAAGAAAAAGCAAAGAGAGTTAAAAAAAACTTATCGGAAAAAGCAATACAAATTCAGAGTGACCCGATTTTAAAAGAAAAAGCGTCTAAACGATTTAGCGAATACTGGGGTAAACCAGTAAATAAAACGAGACAATCAGAAAATAGAACAAAATGGATAGAGGAAAATAATTTTTATACATCCAAATTAGAGCAAAAGTTCAAGGAAATCTTAGAAAAACAGGGCATTTTAGAAAAGCATCAGTTTAGAATTTCGAATAGTCTAGGAAACAAAGTTTATGACTTTAAACTTAAAAATAAAAAGTTTATAATTGAGATTGATGGAAATTATTGGCATTGTAACCCAAACAAGTTTAAAACTGGGCCTGTTTCCGCCAAACAAAGCTCTAATATTGAAAATGATAACTTAAAAAACTTTATAGCGTGTGTTGAAGGTTATCAAGTATACAGGGTTTGGGAGGATGAATTTAATCACAATTTTGATATTATGTTTCCAAAATTAATAACTGCTTATGAAAATTATAAAGACACCGATTTAGAATTACTTAATACGCATGTCTATACCAATTACGAAAAGATAGAGGAAACAATTTCTGAATCTACCAAACAAAATATATCTGTAAAGAAGATTAAAGATTTTATAAAGAAGAGATCGGAAATTATTTTTTCCGATCTCGGATTTAATAGAAATAAATATGTCTTCTTTGTGGAAAGCCGCAATCAAACGATGCTTACAAAATTCATAACTGATCTTGTTGAATTTGATAAACGAATCGATTACGAGTATATAAACGGAAACAAATATAAATGCTTGATACTCAATTCAGAAATTTAACTGGCAGCTGTCGTAGGCTATAGTCAATGAAGCCAGAGCAATTTCGGAACTTTGTTCCATGTTTAAACCACCTCCATCGAGATTGGCCAAGAAGCAACCGTACAAAGTCCATGACTGAACTACATTGCCACAATCGTCTTCCATATTAAGTGTCAAATTCTTCTTGTATTGGGAAGGATAACCACCACAACCAGTTGCCGGATCATAGTGTTCTCTTTGCCACTGCCAGAGCTTCTGCATCACCGATGGACCAACCACATCCCGGAACTTAACGTTCAGGTTTTCAAATTTGGTAGCTCCTTTATATTTGGTGATAGAGTTCTTGTACTTGACTTCTTTTACATCGTTCGAAACCTTCGGACGTTCTGCTTCCACTTCAAATCGCTCGGATAAAGCCATTTCTGGTGGGAAGATTAGAGACCATAAATCCGTACGTAAAACTGGATATTCCAGGGGTATTCCTGAAAACATAGGCGCATTAGTACTTGGCATTCAATTTATTATATTAGTTAACTTAAAATATTTTTAATAGAAACTTTTAAAAGGATAGAGTCCAAATAATAAGTTTTACACGTTTTAAATATTTGTTTTTTAACTGTTTTTATAAAACACTTTTATTGATGATTACTTATCTTTGTAATCTAAATTTTATGTATTGTGGGAAAACAGTTAGAGGTTTTTATTTCAAAGCACGGAGAAACAAAAGGAAAGGAACTATACGATGAATCTATAAAAAATAGAAAAGCAAACACTGCCAAATTTTGGGAAAATAATCCAGATAAGAAAAAGGAAAAAGAAAACAATACAGCAAAAAAGAGGAGAGAAAGTTATAAAACAAAAAGAATTGTTAGAACTTTAGCTTTGATTAAAAAACTTGGTAGAAAAGATTTAGTCCCGCCTTTTACTGAATATAATTGTATTCCGAAGAAAATAATTGGTATTTATTTGATCATTTCACCATCCGGAAGAATTTATATTGGGCAAAGTAAGGACATAGCCAAGCGTTGGGCCGGATACCACTGGCCTAATAACTGTCATACTTTAATTTATCGATCATTAAGAAAATATGGACCAGAAAATCATATTTTCCAAATAGTGCATGAGTTGCCGAATGACGTAACAGATGAAATGTTGACTTTATATGAAACTTTTTATTTACAGTGTTACAAAGATTGTGGGGTTAAAGTTGGTAATATAAAAGAACCGGGTTTACATGGTAAACATTCACTGGAAACAATTGAAAGAATACGAGAAACAAGTACTGGAAGGTTGAAAACAGCAGAACAACGTAAACGTGCAAGTGAAATACGTTTAGGTGTTCCGATGGATGAAGAACGGTATAAAGCATATATAGAAGTAAGAGGTAGAAAAGTGTTACAATTTTCAATAGAAGGAAATTTTATAGCGGAATTTAAATCTATTAGGGAGGCTACTGAAATCACCGGCGCTGGCGCTATAAAAGATTGTTGCCGTGAGTTACAAAAAATATCAGGTGGATTTATATTCAAATATAAAGAAAATAACAATAATTCGACTGCAGATTTGATTTTAGAAAATAAAGAGTCATTTATTATTTGGAAGCAGCCTCTTATTACCAAAGAAATATTAAAAGAAAAAGGCTTAAATTATAAAGGTCGAGATATCGGTCCCTTTATAAGGCTTTGCCCAAAATGCCGAGTTAATAAAATTGAATATCGAACTTATGACATTATGTTAAGTGCTGAAAGGAATAGATATGGTTGTAAAAATTGCGGAAAAAGAAAGAAGATTAAGTAGTAGGGCGAGAAAAGACTTCTATTACCGTTTTACTTTTAATTTATTTGCCATTTATATTCGTAATATAAACATAAGGCGTTTCTGGCCCTGCAAAAGCATTATTACTAATATCCGTAAACGCGTCCCAGTTCATGTTTTTTGGTGCATGGTTTATGATAGCATCCCGATAAACATCATTTTGTCCTTCAATGATCATTATTATAGGATATCTTTTCCCATCATCATCCATTTCCTCCTCCTTTAATTCATCAAGAGGTTTATTTAGAGTTAACCATTGCATAAATTCTGGGTTGTTTAATGTAGAAGTAATCCAATAAAATGAATTTGGGTTGGTATCGAAAAGAATAAAAACTCCATTAAAGTGACTGAGAATATCATATAATTCACAGCATCTTTTCTTAGTTCGTTTATCCATATATTCTACGAAAAAATGTACTTCTTTGTTTTCTTTATGGGAAATGGAAAACGTAGAATGAACTTTTCCATTTGGCAATTCATAATCCCAATATCTGTAAAGAATTTCATAGTCGGTGTGTAAGTTTTCTTTCAGATAATTATAAATTTCTTCTTCTTTAATCGTTTTAAACTTCATAAATTATTTTTTACAAAATTAAGGAATTATAACAATAATTTATAGAATTCTCAAAATAAAAAAGTCTACTATTCATTCATGATACAAAAAAAAGATCTGATATAGCAAAGAAAAAGGAATCAGTTTTTAATTTCTGATTCCTTTAAAACACTTACTGCTGTTGATTTTGTTATTGATTGAATGAAACACCACTGTCTTGAAGTACGAAATCTACCACGATAGATTCGACGGGGTACAATGGAATAATTGTAATAATTCCATGTAAGGTAGTTGGATCATTCAACTCATCTGTTGTATCAACTGTAACCGAGAAGTCATCTATACCGTTCAGTTTCTTGATTCTATCAAAAATCGGGGTAACAGTAGATATGAAGGCATCTTTTGTTACTTGATTGTTCAACAGGAATAACAATGGACGAAGGATTTGATTTAAGGTCTTTTTGGCATAGCACAATAGTAATCTATTATGAATAAATGACAAAGCAGAAAAATCTTGCTGTGTTGTTCTTACTTCGGTGATTTCATAACCTGATCCAGGGAACAAGGTGATGGGGTTGATGGAAGCTCCTTTCAAAACTTCACGATCTGCTTGAACCAATCTTCTTCTTGATCTTACTAAATTGTTGGTGACCGTTCTGATTGAACCACCAGGTGGCTGCCATACTTGCTGGGCGGTAGCAACATATGTGATTGTCCCAAGGGCGAGGATCGAAGGTGGAAGCCATTCATTGATTTTGTTCAAATCGTCTTGAATTTGTAACCAAGGGAAATATACTGCGGTTTGATTGGTCATCATGCTTGATGATTGCAATAGTGATACAGCATTGTTTGTATCTGCTGCCGCATCATATGAAAAATCGGGAATGTAAAGACAATCTCCACGATTTTGGCACATTTCCAATACGGCATTACATGCCTCGGCATCGGTATCTAAATAAAAATCCGGAGTGGTTAAAACGGTGAAGTCAGCATCTATGCTTTCTTTATCCGCCAAAACGGTCAAGCCCATTTGAAGTGACTGATAATCCATTGAGGAGGTATCTCCGAAAGAACGTTCTTTGTAAACATTCCAACCATCAAATCCACCTGCGAAATCAACTACGTATTGTGAAACTGCTTTTACATTTTGTGGTGTTAATGGATTTCCGTTTACATCTTTATAAATGGACTGGTTAGCAAAATTGAATGTAGAAGATTGATCGGTTACAAATGTTGCATTATTCTTAGGGTTCAAGTGAAATCCTAAGCCGACTGTGGTGGTATTATTTTTTAGTGCCAATTGACCTTCGGCAACTTCTGCAAACATATTGATGGAATTGTTAGCCAATCCTAATCTTTGTTTGGTAATGGGTTTGGTGAGATCATATGCGGTAGTCCAAATGACATCTTCAAAAACATTTCCGGTAGCATTAGGGTAACCTAATACTCCATATGGTAGAGCGGTTGCTGGAATTTGTTCGTTGGTGTTCATTTCAACGAAAATATATTTGCTTCGTAAAGCAAAATCTTCTCCATTACCTATTCTTCGCAAAATATAATTGGCGGATGTAGGATCCATATTGACATTGGCCCAGGTTTCTAATGCATTGACTGAAACGTCTTCTGCGTCGGAATAATCCCGAACAACTACTGTAAATGCTCCGTTACCGTTATTTCCAGTAGGGTCTATGCTATTGATTTCTATTTTGATAAAAGTATCGGCTGACCTTCCATCGGAAATAGACCAAAATCTAAATAAACGTTGAAAGTCACCTGATGCATCTCCATCGGAAACAAACCAAGGGGTGATGGGAGTTTGATAAATAACCCCGGCAAAATTTAATACCTGTGATTGCCAAGTTGGGATTAAATATTCAGCAGCGGTTGGTGAGCCAGTGTTGCTAAATGTAGAGTTAGAGGTAATAGTCGTTAAAGGAGCAATTACATCATTTTCTGCTTGTGTTAAATCATTCAAATCAAAAGATGTACTTGGTGCATTGTAAATAATATTAGTTACGGCCCATGTACCATTGGCGAGAGTAATATTACCTGTTCCTGTTACGTTTGAAATAGTAACGGCAGGAACTTGTTGACCTGCCCATTGAGAAACAAGATCACCTGTTGCAGTAACGGTGCAACCTATAACATTACCACTTGAAACTTTTGCAACTACGTTAGTGATAGGAACGGGATTATAATTAAATTGAGTTCCGAAAGCAATATTTCCAGTTAATAATGGAAGAGTTGAATTAGCAACGCTTGACCCAGGCAGGTAATAACCATAGTTATGATTTAAATCTGGTCTGGTTTGATTGGATGGAAGTAAAAAATCAACCCAAAGAGTTATAACTGATGTTTTTAACAATGGAAAAATCAAATCTCCATCGGGATTATGATCAAAAGGCACCGACCATAATTTTGTTAAAATATAGTTAGGCGATTCTGGTCGTAAAGAACAAGTGATAAGATCGGTTGTACTATCCACATAAGTTACCAAAATGTTAAATTGGTAATCAGATGCAGCGGTAACGGATAATCCAGATGAAGGATCGAGATAGGTTGATGTTTGGATTTGTACGGTGCTAATGGAAGGCCGTCCTGTTAATGATGTGGGGCGTTCTTTTAATACTGCGGCTAAACCATTGGCGGGAACCACAAGAGGAGATACGTTTGGAACGTTTGCTGCTGCTCCACCTAATGCATATACCACTCCCCAACCTTGTGTGTCTGTATATCCTTCCAATCCCAATAATCTTACTTCTTTATAGTTATTAGCTTGTTGTAAATATTGTCTGGCATAATAAGACATAGGATAATCGGGATTAAGGTCTCCCAAAGTAAATGCACGTTGAGTATATGTAGCAGAGTTAGTAATTTGGAAAGCTGGTCCTTTTTCGGTCAAACCAATCGCGGCTGCGGAAAATCCACCTGTTGCTTGTGTCACAACAGTCAAATCTATTTCCCGGAAATAAACACCGGAAGAAATGTAAGGAATTAAGGTGGAAGTATTCACACTCGTGGCCATTGTAAATTATTTAAAAGTAGTATTTGCAATTATTTAACTTTAAATATTGCAAAGTTTCATTTCGCTTCAATTAATTGAGATGATACTTTATACTGTAAAATGTTTAAATTTATTTGGCGAATTGACTTGATTTCAATAGTTTAAATATGAAAACGGCACAAGAAAATTTTTTATCGGTGGTCAAAAAGAAGAAGTGCCTCTTTTTAGAAGGAGACAACGGCTTGGAAAGAATTGAACAACTGTTGATAGATCATGATGGGTTATTTATAAAAGTGATACTTTTAATGGGTTCATCACAAACCCTCTATTGGTTGGAGTAAAATACCCATCACCAAATTCTTTTCTTCCGATATTCAAAGAACCATTTATATCAGCATTAATCATAATGCCTTCATTTGATATAAAAAGCCCTCTTTTTTTCCTACTTCCTAAATAATTTTCTTGTTTTCCTATAGTTTCTAAATCTAATGAAGAACATTTTGAAGTATAACTTTCTTCCCGAATAATTACAGTTATTCCCTCTAATTCACATTTATATTTAATCATAGATACAAGTTTAAAGTGTGGAATTTGAACAAAGTTTTGGTTATTTCGTTTTCCTATATTTATTTCTTGTTTCCATTCTTTATTATAACCTATAACTAATGAAGAAATATCATTCTTTACTAAACAATTGACTATAAACCTGGAGGTCTTATGGAGATAGTCAGAAATTTTATTGTTCCTTTTATGAGTAAAAGAAGATAATTTATTAGAAGTAAATTTATTATGTCTCTTTTTTAAATCAGCTTGCCATTCTGCTTTCTTTTTATTAAAATATTGATTGATTGATTTTAAAGGTTTCCCATTTATAATTATTGCTTGGTTGTTATTACTAAAAGTCATAGAGCAAAGATTATTGATCCCAAGGTCAATAGATGCTTTGTTTACACCAATTTTCCTTTCTTTTTCTTGTTTTTCATAGACTACTTCTATTACATAACAACTTGTCTGTGGAACAATTCGTATTTGATTTATTTTCGAATTTTGTGTAATTACAGTTCGTAGATCTACTAAATTAAATCTTTTAGGAAATAAAAGTTTATTTTCTTTCCACCGCATAACGTCTCCACGAATGATAATTATATTTCTTCCTTTAGTTTTGTGTTTATATTTTGGAAATTTAGGGCAATCAGATAAAGATTTTTTATCTTTTTTCCATTTTTTAAGTAAAGAAAAATAAGATTTTATGTTTTTGTCTAATAACATAAGAATTTGTTGACTCGTTGCCGGAGGCAAAGAATTATAGTTATCAAATTCTTTCGGTTGTTTTTTTGAAATTTTCTCTAACTGATTATATCTTAAAAACTTTCCGGTTTCTTCATAATGTTGTTTAATAAGAAATAATGACTGATTATATAAATTCTTCGAAAGAAAACAAAGATGATCTAAAGTCTTCCACTCCTTTTGTTTTTTATTTATTATATGTTTCTCTACAACCTTCATATAATTTATATATCTTTGATTTTATTTTTATAAAAAAATATTATTACTTTTATTATCACTGGACATAAATGACTAATAAAAAATATACTTTAAGTCGTCTTTTATATAATGGATCACTAATTTGTGTTGACGATGACGGTCGTCCAGTGTATGAAGGTATGACTCTTTATGAAGTAACAACTGATTTTAAAATATTTAAGCAAAAATGCCCGAGTGTTGGGCTTGGAATACTAAAAAATATTTTCAATTCTAAATTTTACATCAATAATTTAACGGCGGATAACTATCGCAGAAAAAGTTGACTATCGTTATTGCCAAGTATAAAATAATGGGGCGTAAAACACTTTTTGGATATAAAGTTAGACGTAAGAAAAAGTATGTTTCAAAAATGAAAGAATATACTCTAAAACATATTTTATATGGT